ATTTTATTAAAATTTTTCCGTGGGAGAATACATGTTATTCTTATAGAGATAAACAGAGTATTGGTGAAAAAGTATATATAGCCATCGATTTAGAAGTTTTAGAAAAACTATCTGATCATATAAAAAGTATATTAAATAAATTGAATACTTCTTATGATAATGAAACTTTAATAGAATTACTCAAAAATTATCGACCATTAATATGTGGATGGGCGAATGTAAAATTCAAAGTTTATAATAAATATGCAGATTTACCTGCAGAAAAAATTGCATATATTCATGAATTATCAACAAATAGAAAATTTTTCAAGGGTATTGGTAAAGGTATAATAAATGAAATAGAAAAAGAAGATATTGATTTTATAGACTTGATTAATTTAGATGAAGATTCTTATAGATTTTATACACATTTAGGTTTTAAAATTAAAGACGATGGAAGTAATATGTTAAGAAAAATAAAAAAGAAGGAGTCATTAATTGGACGGCTATTCTCATTAACGCGAAAATAAAGAAAATTAAAAATTTTCAAGGTAATGGGTCAATGATCATTTTTAGAAGTATAAAATGAAAGGCAAAAAAAATATTTAGATAATAACGACGTCAACTAAAATTATTTTTTGTATTTTTTTGGTCTATTTAAATAATAAAATTAATATTATATTTAGATAGACAATATGTTTGCAAACCCAAGATTACCAAGTGAAATACCGAGAAAATTAATAGTAATAATTTGTTTAGTTTATTATAATAGAGAACGTTATGTTTCCTAACCCTACGATGGGTTCTGTATATGACAATTCTCCCAGAGATATAGAATCTTGGAAAATAAATGAAAGAAACAGAGATGAAAAAGAATTAATAATTGATAAACGCGATAAGCAAAAAGGACAACGTTTTAGAATTGCAGTTGTATCAACTATTTTTTTTATTATACTATCAAGTCCAGCTACATATAGATTAACAAATCAGTTATATCAAGCTATTACAAACAAGATGTATCAGATAGTTGGTGAAGACTCAAAGGCGACTTTTAAAGGCATAGTCATACATTCAATTATCTTTTTCTTAATAGTAATGTATAATCTATATTAATCTGGTCGTATCTTTACGTTATTCAAAATTAAATGTTCATAAAACTCATGATATATTCCGATAGAAATATAGGGTTTATCAATATGATTTATAACTGAATATGAATATACTGGATACAATAATGTATTATTGAATATGTGATAATTATCATTTATTTTTGTATAATCATTATATCCATGAAAAATAGTAAAAGTGAATAGACGTTGACTGTCAATTTCTATAGTAATTAATTTTTTCTTATCAGTAATATAAATATTTTTATATGACTTAATTGGTATATCAAGATTAAGGTTGAAAAAAGACATATCTATTTTCTTAGGAAACAGCCCTAAATCTCTTCTTAATGCTGGATTAAGATAATCAGTTATTCTATAATATAATTCAATAGGTAATCTGCGCCATATCCGATTCATCTGACTCTCTGTCTGACTCTTTGTCTGACTCTCTGTATGACTCTTTGTCTGACTCTCTGTATGACTCTTTGTCTGACTCTTTGTCTGACTCTTTGTCTGACTCTCTGTCTGACTCATCTGATTTATAGAATATATAAAAAATGATTTTAAGTAAATTTAATTTATATAAATAAATGACGTCTGCATCTACTTGCAATGTCTGTTGCGAGACTATTAATAAAAGTAATCGTAAGCTTAACAAATGCATAGAATGTAAATATGAAGTATGTAGTGAATGCAATATTAAGTTTATTTTGAGTATAAAGAATTATGCTGAATGTATGAATTGCAAAATAAAGATTTCATATGAGTCTATGAATAACTTTTTTACTAAAAAATTCATAAATGGAGAATATGCGAATCATACAAATCAGATGTTAATTGAAAAAGATATATCAAGATTACCAGAAGATCAACCTGCAGCAGAAAAAAAAATTAAAAAAATAAAAATTGTAGCTACAATTTCTAAATTAATAAATGAAAGAGCAGAGTTAAATAAATATATCATTTCATGTGACAATAGAGGATATTATCCATCTAAATTTATTGATATCAATATTAAAATAAGTGAGATTGATTCTGAGATCGACAAGTTAAACCAAGATTTAAATATTTTATATGAAGAAAATGATAAAAATACAAAAAGTATTAAGTATGTTCGTAAATGTATTGCAAAGTCATGTATGGGATTTCTAAATGATACATTTGAATGTGGCATATGTAACATAAAAGTATGCAAGGACTGCAATGAAATTTCTTCAACTAATCATATTTGTGATAAAGATACTTTGGCAACTATTAAATTGATTAATTTAAATAGTAAACAATGTCCAAAAGTTGGATGTGACTACACAATTTATAAAATAGATGGATGTGATCAGATGTTTTGCACAAAATGCCACACTGCATGGGATTGGCAAACTGGTAAAATAGAAACAAAGAGATTGCACAATCCTCATTACTATGAGTATGTTCGTCAAATGAATAATGGAGAAATTCCAAGAGAGCAAGGAGACAATGAATGTGGCGATATATTACCCAATCTGATACATCTAATTCAAAAAATGAATTCATTGAATATACCAAAAGAAACTCAACGAATAATTTCACATATACATAGAATGTATGTTCATATTGAAATGGTAACTATTGAAAAATGGAATAATTATAGTGATAACTATGAAGAAAATGCTAGAAACAACAGAATTTCATTTTTAATAAATGGAGCTATTTTTGAAAAAACATATAAGTCTCGCATTATTCAATTTGAAATTGACAAATTAATTGGTATAGAAGTTGCTGAAGTCTATAGATCATTCTTACTTATTCTAAAAGACAAATTTCAAGACATAATGATTTGCAAAAATGAAAGCGAATTTAATAGTATCAATGATTCATTTGATGAAATAAAAATATATATTAATGAGATTATCCAAGGAATATCTAAGAAATTTAATAATAAATCAATTGATATTATTAATGAATCAAGTGACCCAGCGCGAGAATGGACGCTAACAACAACAGGGCGTCTATATAGAAAAAGAAAACTAAATATGGAAAAAATGGAAGAAACTGATATATCAGATGATTCCGACTAGTTACGAGTTCTGTTACGAGTTCTGTTACGAGTTCTTACGAGTTCTTACGAGTTCTTACGAGTTCTTACGAGTTTTCATTTTGAGCCAGTGCAAGACGGATAGATCCCATATTAGCAACTTGGTAAGAAAGTACTAATGGATATGAATTTTTTATGAAAACCTCAACTATGTTACTTAAATTGGTACATTTTGTAAATGTTGAAAGATATTTAAGATTATAAACTCCTTGAATAATTTCCTGATCAGAATTATTTTTAATATTTACAGTTGATGTTTTTTCACTTCCAATATGTGTTTCTTGACTGCAGAAATCACCTTTGCATGAAAACGTAATTTGATTGCCAACATTACGTATTTCAATGAAATCTGCTAAATTATGCATATCACGAACAATTTTTTGGAAATCAATGGAAGGCATTGTAATAACTGTTTGAAAATCTGCAGGAGGAATATTGATATTTATAACATTGATATCAAGCATTGCAAGTTTATAAATTGTCTTCATGTTTTTATCAGGATTCTCAATATTAATACCTAAATGATTAGTATCGTTTTTGTCAATAAATAAAGTTAATACATCATTGTTACCAATTGTTTTTATAAGTAAATGTAATTTAAGCATATTGATTCCCACATATACTTTCTTTTCACAATGATAAGTTTCAAATTTATCAGCTTCTAATTTGAGATGAACAAGAACAACATGAGTATTATCTAATGCGACAACTTTCATTCCGGTCTCATCAAATTCTAGATTAACATCCATTAAGATTTCTTTCAATGCATCTATTACTTGTTTAAATGTACTTGCTTGTACAGTTTTGATTTCAAGAGTATAATTGGTACTTGTGCTCATTTTTAGATTATTATAGTTCAATATAAACGCAGCTTTAAATACTTTTTTATTTATTACGCTTTTCTTTTTCAAGTTCTTCTCTAGCAGCATCAAACGCCATTGATATCTCTCTGGCATATTCAATTTTTGTCAATTCTTTTTTGGGAAGTTCATCAAATATAGTTGGATCCCATAAATAAGAAATAACTTTCCCTTTGTCATTCTCAAATTTAATTAGCAAATCCTTAATAACAGATGCATCTGTATTAGATGGAGCTTGATTAAGAATATATGTAACAGTTGTATCTATATTATCCATTTATCTCAATATAAGGATTATACGTTCAATATCTTTATATAATGGCAACTTCAGTAGCGCCCCCAGCGCCCCCACTAGATACACTAGATACACTAGATACACTAGATACACTAGCTAAACCTAGTTTAGATACACTAGCTAAACCTAGTTTAGATACATCTAAAATAAAATTATTTGTAGCTATTCCTGCATATGGTGGTAATGTTGGACATGCATGTGTTATATCTTTGATTAAATTTGAAAAGTATTGTGCTGAGAGAAAATTAGAAGTATGTTATCAAATATTAACAAATGAAAGTCTTATTCCAAGAGGACGCAATAAATTATGTGATATGTTTTTAAAAACTGATTGTACCCATTTGTTCTTTGTAGATTCAGATATTCAATTTGAACCGGATGACATTTTCAGAATGCTAGAAACTGATTTAGAATTTATTGGTGGTATATATCCAAAAAAGACTATTCATTTAGAAAGAATCAACGATAAAAACTTTCATTCACTTTGTGATTTTGTAGTGATGCCATTTGAGAGCACACAAATCAATGATATTTTTAAACCAGTACCAGTGAGATTTATTGGTACAGGGCAATTACTTTTAAAAAGAAGCGTATTTGAAAAAATAATGGAAAAGTTTTCAGGCGATGAATATTATTACTATGCAGATGATGAAAGATATTATTGTTTCTTTGATACTGAACGTAAATATAATATTTATTTGTCAGAAGATTACTATATGTGTGACAAATGGAAAGAAGCGGGAGGTACAGTTTATGCAGCTTTTTGGTCACGTTGCACACATTGGGGTATTTATGGCTTTGACGGAAGCTTAATAAAGTAAGTAAACTTTATGCGAGCTTAATAAAGTAAGTAAACTTTATGCGAGCTTAATAAAGTAAGTAAACTTTATGCGAGCTTAATAAAGTAAGTAAACTTTATGCGAGCTTAA